TCCTCAATCGTCACCGGCTCAATTATCGCGCTGAACAGACCATCGCCGTCGGTGATATATCCGTGGCCCAAGCGGTACGGGGTCGCCGTCAACCCGATCACCCTGATCTCAGGATTGATCTTACGCAATTTGTTGATCAGCTTGCGATAAGAGCCGTCATTCTTGTGGTTAATCAGGTGACACTCATCCACCAAAATGATGTCAATGTGGCCAAGGTCCTTGGCGCGGTTCCGCAGAGACTGGATCGAGCCAAACGTGATTTGGTCAATGTTTTTTTGACGAAGCCCCGCGCTGAACACCCCCAGAGGTGCGCCGGGCCAATGGGCCAGCATTTTCTCTGCGTTCTGCTCAATCAATTCCTTCACATGCGTCAACATAAGGATGCGATTGTCAGCAAATTCGCCAAGCACCATCTTGCAGAACGCCGCAATCACATGGCTCTTCCCCGAGCCTGTTGGCATCACAACGCAGGGATTGCCCGTCTGATTGACCGTGAACCAGTCCATGATCTGGTCAATCGCTCGCTGCTGATAATCACGTAAACGCATCTTTGTTGATCCTCTCCCAGCCCTCTGAAAACGGGACGAGATCCGGGTTGAACTCATGCTTTGCACACCCCTTGCGTTGATGATCCAGTGGGATCTCGTCCTCGTAAATTTCACAGAACCAATCGCCATCGTCGCCTGGCGTCACAAACCGACAAGTCCGACAGTTCCACTCGGTAGATGCCTTCGTCTTGTGACAGAACGTGTGAGCCGAGCACCACTTGCACTCAAACCATGACGGATCAGTGCTGATCGGCGGAGGGAGACGATCATCCATCGCTAGTCTGCGACCGCGTTCCGTCGCAGCCTCCCCCACCGCTTTGTCCAGGCGAACCCGTTCGACATACATCCGGTCGTCATCCTTGCAGACCGCCACATAAAGACCCCGGTCGATCCCAAGGCCCAGCATGTAAACCTGCATCTGGACGAAGTGTTCTGGCTTTGCCTCTGCGACGGAGCCCTTCTTCAGGAGATCATCAAAACTGCGCTTATTGTGGGTCTTGAACTCTGCGACATGGCGTTTCGTCGGGGCCTCTGGGACGCCAGACTCAATGATCGCATCGGCAGACCCTTGCACATGGTATCCGAAATTCACATGCGCCTGGCTGTCAGAAATCTTGATGCCAATGGACTTCAAGTCCTTTAGGATCATGTCTTCTTCGTTATGGCCCCGCCGGAACAGGCGCAGGACCCGCCCGTCAAATTGCTCTATGACCGCCCAGCGAAAACTGAGCCAGATGGCGCGATCACACTTCTTGCCAAGGAGCGACGCCCCGAGATGACTTCTCGGAGCGCCTTGTCCTGCGGCGTGATGGGCATCGATCAGGTTGACGATGCTGTTCTTTGCTTCAGGTATTTTCGCCATGCTACCCAGCCGCTACTTCTGCCACGGGGCTTTAGCTGGCGCTGTGGATGGTGCCGATGCCGCTGCGGCTGGTGCGGCTGGTGCCGGCGCGGCGGAACCGCCGCCGGATGCCTTCCATCCCGCGATCTCGTTGCGGGCATCATAACCATCCTTCGCCGGTTTGGTCTTGATCTTGATCTGGCAGGTTCCGCCGACAAGTTGGTCAGTGTCCTCAATGCTCGCCAGTCCAATCGCCAGCATGATGTCGTGCAACTGCTCGCGTCCGATGCGTTCAGCAACAGCCGATGGATTGCGGATGTTGAGATTTCCGTAGACCACGCGACCCTGATGTGTTGGGCCGATGATGTCATAGCGCATAGATATTTTCTCACCAGTTCCCGCCTTGGTCGCGCCAAGATTAGCCTCAGTGATCCGCGCATCATACCAGCCGTCTGGCAGCAGTTCATAAGAACGCTCGCTCTTGGGCAGGTCGTTCGTGCTGAAAGTTTCGCCTAGAAATGCCATGATTAAATATTCTCCGTTTTTTGAGGTTCAGTTAGGTTTACGTTGAAGGATGGTCGCCCTGGCTTTGCGGTAATTGCTTCGGCCAGTGCGTCCGTGATGGATGGATCAGTGTCTCGCCATTTGCGAAGATTTATCTCCGGCTTCCAGCGGAACAGGGTCGGCAAGAGTTCAGATAGGCCCGCAGCGGCGGCCACCTCCTGAATCTTGTCCGCGTCAACCTTGCGGTCGATCCGGCCAGTCACCCTGATGGTGACATCCTCGGACACCTCAATCGTTGTGACGCCCTCCAGATCGTGTGGCATCTCCAGGATGTCACGCAACTGATCCTCGATGCGACGACGCTCCGACTGAAAGTCCTGCTCGCGCTCCTTCGCATATCGCCACTGACGCGCAAGGGCCTCAATGTGTGCAGAATTGCTGACAACAGTCATTGTGCAACCTCCTGATTTGCCGGTGCCGCAATCGTATTGATGACCTCGCCAAGGTCTGGCGTTGCCCAAGGCCCCAAGCGCCCGGAACGATCCTTCGCCAGCCAGATGCCATCGCTCTCGCACATGAGCGCCCGCTGGGTGACGCCCTCCCCGTCCTTCTCCACACGCAGGGCGAGGACCTCATCGAAGAAATAAGGCAGGCTCTGCGTCAGCGATTTCCCCGGCATCGACGGGTTAAAGAGAAGCTTGCCCATCTCATCAGCCGACTTCTCCAGCTTGGCGGAGAAATAGACATGCCGGTTTGGCAGGTCCCGGAACGCTCTGATCATCTCCGTCATGGTGGTGTTAAGCGCACCGTAAGCCGCCCGACCGTCCTTATTGTGCTTGAGTTCATGCGCTAGCACGACCTCTGCAACCTCCGAAATGGAGTCAAGGCAGACCGTCTTGTAAGTGTCTGACGATGCCTCCTCACTGTCGCGAAGCCACATATAAGCTTCCCGCAGCGTGTCCATTGAGTTGACTTCAATGAATGGCACGTTCGCGTCGGCGATGGAGAGCAGACCCGCCTCCGCCGAAAGAACAATCGGTGACGGTAGCGTCTTGATGAGAGAGGTCTTCCCCGCACCAGCCTGGCCGTAGACCAGCAGCTTGACACTCTTGGCACCAAGGGTGCCTGTGCGTTGTATCTTCATGTGTATGTCTCACTTCTCTGTATGCTCACACTGTCGGACCATCCGGTTGTGTAAGAATTTTTTCTTTACTGGATGATCAACCATCTGTAAAGGGGGTGTCGGCCCAAAAAATTCTTAGGGACAAGGACAGAACAAAAATGAGTGGATTGCAGCTACCAAACGAGGACGATTTGCGAGCGAGGCTGGAGGCATTTAACCTGTCTCAGGTGGCCCGCGATCTCAACGTCAACTACATGCGACTATATAGGTTCATGCGCGAAGGGCGATCACTTCCTGCACCGCATCGGAAGCTTTTGGGGGAATACATAAATGGACAACACAGAAAATCCGGGACGGGAAGGAAACCTGAAAGCTATCTTCGGCGGGCCCTGGTCGCCGTCAAAAAACCACGCAAGAGATAACGATCCCCCAGAAGTCCAACTCGCTGACGCTATCGAACGCGCAGGACTGCGACGCCCGGATCGAATTTTACTAGATGGGAAGCTGCACCGCTTCCGCACGGACACCAAGGGCGGACCGGGAGGTGGCGACAAGCCTGGCTGGTATATTGCATTCGCCGATGGCATCCCCGCCGGGCGATTCGGGTGCTGGCGCTCTGGGATTGAACTGGCGTGGAGGGCAGAAACTCGCGGGCGGAAACTGAGCGCTGTTGAGGAGATGGCAATCACCCGCCGAATGGCTGAGGCCAAGGCAGCCCGTGATGCTGAACTCGCCGCGTCCAGAGAGATCACCGCGGAAACTGTGGACATGATCTGGTCGGCCTGTGCCGCAGCAGACCCAGCCCATCCATATCTCGCCAGAAAAGGCATCCAGCCCCACGGTGCCCGCGTCACAGGTGATGGCCGACTCGCCGTCCCCCTCTATGACGGCCCCGACCAAAATGTGCTGACATCCCTCCAGTATATCGAGGCCGATGGTACAAAAAGATACCATGCCGGGGGAGCGACCGGCGGCTCATTCTGGGTGATCGGCGACATCACGGCGACGTCAAAAAGAATCTTCATCGCGGAAGGATTTGCGACTGCCGCAACGATCCACGAGGCAACGGGCGATCCCTGCGTGGTTGCTTACTCTGCCTCCAACCTGGTACAGGTCACCGGGTCAATGGGCAGGGGAACGGGAACCGACATCGTGATTGTCGCCGACAATGATGCCTCCGGGATCGGTCGACGGTATGCAGACCAAGCCTCCGCGAAGCATGGTGCAAGGGTTATCATCCCGCCAATCGAGGGGGATGCAAACGATTATCTGGCGGGCGGACATGATCTCGTCGCTCTCCTGAACCCCCCAGATGAGCCAGACTGGCTAATCTCCGCTGATGATTTCTCATCCCAGCCCGCACCGATTGAGTGGCTCGTCAAGGGCTGGCTCCAGAAGCGATCCCTCATGATGGTCCACGGCCCATCCGGCGGGGGAAAGACGTTTGCTGTCCTTGACTGGTGCCTCCACCTGGCGGCAGCATCCACAATCACAACATGGAATGGTAAAAAACTACGCCCCGATGGCGGCCCTGTGATTTACCTTGCGGGGGAAGGCCACCACGGTTTGCGCTCCCGAATCGCCGCGTGGAAACACAGCCATGATAATCCAGCCCTGAATATGTGGCTGTCTAGGGCAGGCTGCGATCTCAATACGCCAGAGGGCTATCGCCGGGTCGCTGATGCTGTTTCAAAAATCGGGGGAGGATCACTGCCATCTCCGAGCCTGATCGTTGTCGATACCCTCCACAGGTTCCTCCTCGGCGATGAGAACTCAGCACAAGACGCCAAGACGATGCTAGATGCCTGCGCCGGGCTCATGGAAGAATTTAACTGTGCCGTTCTCCTCGTTCACCATACTGGCGTCTCAGAAGAGGCCCAGCATAGAGCGCGGGGATCATCCGCATGGCGTGGGGCGTTGGACATCGAGATTTCCATCGTACCCGCCGACAAGGAAAACGAAAAGCCAATGCAAATTGTCCAGCGCAAGAGCAAGGATGCCGAACTGGCAGAGCCGCTTTACGCTGAACTCAACTCCGTCGAGATCCCCGGCTGGTTTGATGAGGATGGAGACCCCGTGACATCCGCAGTTCTCCAACTGGTTGACGCGCCTCCAGCATCAACATCCGGCAGCGAAGCTGGTGGCAAGATGTCCAAACTGGACGAGGCGAGGAGGACATTTGAACGGGCATGGTGGGCCGGTGGCGCACAGGAAAATTCAGGAGGACTGCCACTTGTCACAAGAGATGCCCTCCATGATCTCCTGGTTGGCGATGGTTTCGCCAAGCGCACCGCAGACAATCATTGCAGGCCGTCAGACAGAGGACGCACCATTGGGCTTCTCCTGAATGCCTCCCTGATCCGGCCTGATGGCAACACCGCATGGGTCCTCATAGACCAGAAACATGCGGCTGCCCTGCTTATCAGGAAGAGCGCCGACTAACCGACGCGCCCCAGCGCACCAGACGCAACGGCCCACGCCGCCAGCCTGTAAACGAGGGGACCATCGTTGAGGCCCTTGTCCTCATACTTGAGGTAGGTGGCCCAGGCGACACCCATACGCCGGGCCATCTCCCGCTTGGATGGCACCGGGTCAATGCTCATGCGGTAATCGTTTATTGATACAGGTTTCTTGCTCATTTTTTCGCTCCTAAAAAAATCAGGGCGACCCTCCCTTCTCAGGAAAAAGCCGCCCTTGTTAAGGTGATTATGTGATATGTACGAGGTACATCCAGATGCCGGTGAGGCTTGATAGGATGAGCGTCTGACGCGCCCGGTTGATGATGGTTTTCATGATGGCTACCTCACCATCTTTGAGCAAATAAACCCCTTCGCCCACTCACGCTCATCATCATCGGCGAACATTGGATAGACCACCGCGTCAATGATATTCAGGCGGCTGTCCTCCTCCCGGATCGCCTCCCAGGGCAGCCTGCAAATGGCGTTAGCCGCCGCCAGCAAATCACCACCCCAGTCAAAGAGAAAACGAGCCTCACGACGCTCGTATTCAATCTCCATGCGCTCATGCTCTGCTAAAGTCATCATGGTAGTTATTCTCACTCCTTTGTGTGTTTGTGCCAGACATCGTTGGCCTGGCACCCCAAAACCCCGCCGGATGATCCGGTCGGGGCGGGGGAAGTTAAATGATTATTGAGATCGCTACTCAACTGCCCCTGGATTGTTGAGTTCAAACTTGTCAAAGCATCGCCATGAGCAAAACGGTTTGACCACTTCTTCACGTTTGAATTTTCCGTAATATGTGTTTGTCCCCTTTGGGGCGACGTATTTTTGGCATTGTGGGCATCGATGTTTAGCCATCTCAGTTCTCCTATGTTGGCACCCCGAAACCCCGCAGAGTATGATCTCCGACGGGGTGCTGGGGGTTGATGTTGTCCCCGAACGAACCGCAAAGGCTGGCCCGTTCATTGGGGTGTGAGCTAATAATTAAGCGTAGATTATGTCGTCCAAACGGTCCTGCGTTTCAGCGTCGTCGAGTTTGCCGTCAAACTCTGCTAGCTCGTGTTCCAGCAGCCGTTCGATGGCTGCATCTTCATTGGGTACGACATCGTAGCAATATGAGTTGATGAGTTTTTGCGCTTCGGTCCGTGTCATGTCTGCTCTCCTCTGTTGTGCTGACAGGTACAGATATAGACCATCCTTTTACCCATGGCAACCCCCACCATGAAAAAAATATCGGTCTATATGCAGGCCTACCCTCATCTACCCTCATCTACCCTGGGGTACATCAGGGTAGATCGGCGAAAATAGGCCGTACCCCTACCCCCGCCGCCCGACGTCCCTCTTAGGGGAGGGACTAGGGCTAGGGTAGGGTAGGCCGCAGGGCCGGGGTAGGGTAGGCCGTTTTTTGGGGGTGGGTAAAAAAAAATAGTTGACCGGCTGGGAGGACGTGGGGTAGGGGTTGGGGCATGGGAAAACGAAATGGATATGTGCGGAAGTTTCGCGGCAACATCGATGCAGGCAGCTGGCGGGTCATCGGGGTTGCGTTTGACGATGGTGGCGATGAGTGGCGGGTGGCGGCCAGGGTGCGCCACGATGGAACCTGTGGGGTCTGCGAGGAAACGGGGTGGGCCGGGTTCAAGGTGGCGGCGAAGGGATGGGCCGAGGGGAAGGCGAATTATCACCTCAACTACAATTTCGTGGAAAAGCGGTTTTCGACCGGAAGGGAAATTTCCTCGATCCAGAGCGAACGGCCAAGGCTCCTGGAGGAGGTCATGAGCGCGATTGACGAGTGGGGCAAACTGGGGCAGAAGGGTGGTCCCAGTCTTTTGGAGGAAAACCATGCTCAGGATCGTTGAAGAAGTCACAACCGTTTACCGCGTCCTCGACGCTGCGGATCGGCTCATCCGGGAACTGCCGACCCTTATCGAGGCGGAGGCGTTCAAGCTTGGTTTCGAGGAAGCGATGCCGGCCCTAGATCCAGACTGTGAGACGCTGGAAGATCTCGTCGCAGACAACACCCGGCCTGCATGGTTCTCCGAACAGGCCACAGAGGAAGTGGCGGTCGCTCTCTCGGAACAGGATGATCTTGACGCCGAGGTCTTCGAGGACACTGAGCCCCTGGTGACGAACGGGTCCGCTGAGACGATTG